AGCAGGTCCAACAATCGCTGGTGGTAATTTGCGCCGTAACTGGACGTTAGATGGTGTACAAAGCACTGGTGATGGTTATATCGTTACCATTTCAAATAACACAGAATATGCGGGATTTGTCGAAAATGGACACCGAAAAGTAGGTGGCGGCTGGGTCGAAGGTCAATTCTTTCTCAAAATTACGATGGGCGAAATTATGGATAAGCTACCAGCGATTGTTGGACCTGCTTATCGTGATTATCTTACAAAGTTTGGATTTGATTAGATGGAAATTACACGAGCAATTGCAGATCAAGTGGCAAAAATTGTTCCTGATGCGACGATTTACGTTGAAAATCAAGAACAGGCGTTTGAAGAACCAGCATTTTATATTTATGAAATAACAGCGACGTCAAAGGATAATCTAATGGATTATCAACAACGTAAACATTTGTATTGCATCACTTGGTTTCCTGATTCAAAAAGTGATGATCCAGGAATAAGAGAGCAATGCGAAAACATGCGTAGTTTGCTGTTAGACGAGTTTAGTTTTATTGATAGCTTATCACTCAAAGCTCTAGATAAAGAAGTTAAAATCGAAGGAGATGTGTTGATTTTTACGTTTAAATTGCAATTTAGAGTTAAGCAACAAAACGAAATAGCCAACATGCAAAATTTAGAACAAACAGGAGGTCTAAAGCATGGTTAGAAAAACTAAAGTGGAAGTAGAACAAGAAGCTACAGGTTTTGGGAAAAAAGAAGTAGCACCTAAGTATTCCAAAAGTGAGATTTTAAAATCAGAAGAATTTACAAAAGTAGAACAAGATTTTTTGTCTGCTTTTTTATCTGAGGGTACTCATACCGATTGCAGATGCTAAAAATTTGCTAACTAAAATTAGAAAAGGAGCTGTGAAATAATGGCTGGAGGAACGTGGACAACACAAAATAAAGTGCGCCCTGGTGCGTATGTCAATACAAAATCTAAAAATGGGACAGCTGGAACAGCGGAGACGGTAGCTGGTGTAATCACATTACCGTTAGCGCTAGATTTTGGCCCAGAAAAACAAATTGTAGCAATTGGCGCAACATCTGATTTAACGCCATTTGGCTATGATTTAGGACACGAAAAATTATTATTATTACGCGAAGCATTTAAAGCTGCAGAAACAGTTTTAGTTTACCGCGTCGGAAGTGGAGCTAAGGCTAAGGTTGTTGAAGGTGACCTAACAGTTGATGCGCTGTACGGTGGTACACGCGGTAATGATATTAACGTAGTATCTAAAGCGAACATTAATGTGACAGGGTCGTTTGACGTAGAAACGTATTTAGGTGGACGTTTGGTAGATACGCAAACAGCAGAAAAAATTGAAGACTTGCAACCAAACAAAGTTGTTGGATTTACCGGAACGGGTGATTTGACAGCTTTTTCTGTTTCTTTAACTGGTGGTACAAATGTTGCTGCGAATGTACAGGATTACATGGATTATTTCGAAAAAATTTCGGTCTTTGAATTTAATGTGATGGCTTTACCTGTGACGGACGAGGCAATTAAAGCAGCAGGTGCTTCGTTTATCAAACGTCTACGTGACGAAGAAGGCAAAAAATGCCAAGTGGCTATTGCTAGTTTTGCTGGAGACCATGAAGCTGTCATCAATGTTAAAAACAGTGTGATTTTAGAAGATGGTACGACAGTTACTAAAGAGCAAGCAACTGCTTGGGTTGCTGGTGCATCTGCTGCTGCAGGTGTTACAACATCTTTGACCTACAAGGAATATCCTAATGCAGTTGATGTAACGCCTCGTTTACTCCATACAGAAATTGTCGCTGCATTGAAAAATGGCGAGTTCGTCTTCACCGAACGCCGTGGGAAAGTTGTAGTTGAACAAGACATTAACTCATTGCGTTCATTTACATCTGATAAAGGTAAAGACTTTGCAAAAAATCGTGTGTTACGTGTACTAGATAATATTGCTAACGATGCAATGCAAACGTTTGAGGACCACTTTATCGGAAAAATCAACAATGATGTTGACGGTCGCGAACTGTTTAAAGCGAATCGTATTGCTTACTTCGATACTTTACAAGCGACTGGAGCGATTACGAATTTTGAGGCAGATGATGTGGTAGTAGCTCCAGGAATTGATAAAGATTCAATTTTACTGAATGTCGCGGTGCAACCAGTTGATGCGATGGAAAAATTATACATGACGGTAGAAGTTGTCTAAGAAAGGATGAAGAAGAATGGGATATTTAAAAGCTGGGGATACAATTAGTGGGCGTGAAGGAACCGCATTTATTAATATTGATGGACGAAACGTCCCAATGTTTTATCTAAAAAACATCGAAGCAAGTGTTGAGTTCATCAAAACAGAAGTAGCTGTGCTGGGCAAGCGCGCTAATCAACAAAAAGTGACGGGGGCTAACGGTACTGGATCGATGAATATTCACAAGGTAACGAGTGAATTTGCGAAAATTGCTATTGATTACATCAAAAAAGGTACTGTGCCACCAATTACTATTAAAGTTACAAATGATGACCCTGCGTCAAGCATTGGCCGCCAATCAGTGATGCTTAAAGATATTTTGATGGATTCCATCGTCATTGCGAAGTTGGATGTAGAAGCGGAAATTCTGGATGAAGATGTGGACTTTACGTTTTCTGACGCGGATTTACTTGAATTGTTCAAAACGCCCAAATTGGGTTAATGGTATTCGGGCTGTTGCAAAATGTAGCAGCCTTTTTCATTTGAAAAATAAAAATTTAAAAATTATCGGAGGAATTATATTATGAATATTAAAGCATTTATGCATCAACCAATTGGAGAAGAAAAAGAAGTGAAGTTAAACCGATTTGAAGAACCGTTTGTGATTGAGACGATTTCCGAAACTGAAAATGAACGACTAAAAAAAGTAGCAACTACTACTAGAATCAGCAAGTCAGGAAATCGGGTAAAAGATTTAGATACTGATAAATATGGGGATTTATTGTTAACACGTTGCGTTAAATCTCCGGACCTGCAAAATGCAGAATTACAAGCATTTTTTGGTACGGATGGAGATGCTTCCGCGACTCTTAAAGCGATGCTCTTGGCTGGGGAGTATTCAAAATTGACACAAGATGTCCTTGAGCTAAATGGATTTGGGAAAGATGATAGCGAAGAAGCCCTTAAAGAAGAAGTAAAAAACTAATGCAAGACGGGGCATCCGGTGAGTTTTGGTATGCGTATCATGCGTACCACGCTAATGGGATGACCCCGTCTATATATGCTAATCTGCCGAAACATGAGCGAGCGATAATCATGGCTTTTATTGACCTCAAAATTGAAGCGGAAGAAAAAGAAGCCAAGCGAATGAAATCAAAATCAAGAAGGCGAGGATAATAAATGGCAACCTTGGAAGCTAGTCTTAAACTAAAAGATCAGTTTTCCGCCGTGCTAAAACAGATTGATAATAGCCTGAAGAACACAACTCAAAGTATGCAAGACTTTAAATCTAAAGCCACTGGTCCAGCGCAAGCGTTACAAAAATTAGGTACAATTGCGCAGTCAGCTGTGAGTAAGTTAAATTCGGGACTGCGTACAGGGTTAACTGCAGCGTCTACTGTGGTTAAATCGTCTGTCGAGCGCATCTTGTCAATCTTTGGTAACTTCGGAAACCGTATCAGTAGTAAGTTAAAACTTGATGGTGTAATTAATAAGTTCACGTCCAGTTTTAACAATTTAAAAGGCAAAGTATCATCAGTAGTTAGTAGTATAGGTAATTCTTTTAACAAACTTACTGGGCGTAGCAAAAAGATTGCGGCCATCGAGGACATTAACAAGCAACTTGATCAATTAAAAAATAAAGAAGCTAAAATCAAAGTTAATGTTGATAATCTACAAAAAGCACAAAATAACATTAATAAGATTGATCAACGATTAAAAACGTTGTCTGACAAAAAAGCCGAATTAAAAGCTAATGCATCCAATCTGGAAAATGCACAGAAAAAAATTGATTCTGTGCAACGCAATATGGATAAACTTAATAGTAAAAAGGCTGTTTTATCATTACAGGCTAACAAGCTTGATAACGCAAAGAAAAAATTAAGTGAAGTCCAACAAGAAATCAAAAAACTTAACAACGAAAAAATCAAGTTAGATACAAATATGTTTTCATCTGCTATCGCCAAAGTAAAATCTGGCATTAGTGAGATGGTATCTAAAGTTTCGAATGCTAGCGCTAAGATAAAAACTATGTTCGCGTCCATGAAAGGGTCGTTCCAACAATTTGGAAATGATATGGGCGGAGCACTTGATAAAATGGGCGCTACTTCGTTGTCCGGAAAAGTTGGCACAGCGTTAAAAGTTGGAGCAGTGGCAGGTACTGCTGCTATGGCTGGTATAGGCAAAAAAATCTATGATGTAGCCGGTGGCTTTGATCAACAAATGGCACGAGTAAATGCTATTAGTGATGAAGTTGGTATATCTTATGCAAAACTACGCACACAAGCTGTTGATTTAGGTGCGCAGACAGCATTTAGCGCAACCGAAGCGGCAGCTGGTATGGAAAACATGGCGAGTGCTGGTTTTAATACGCAACAAATTTATGACTCTATGGGTGGCGTTTTAGCTCTTGCTGCTGTATCTGGTGGCGATGTAGCGATGGCGGCGGAAAATAGTGCATCAGCATTA